GTGCTCTCCATAAGTAAGAATTAGATCTCCAGGTGCTGGACCAGTACCTTTCCATGCTGCTACTTCATCGTCTAAACCTGAAGTATCGGAAGTAAATAGTACAAAACTAACATGCTGAGTGTGCATATGAGGTGGATTAAAGTCCCCAGCTTTCATGAAGTTAATCCATAAAGAAGTTAATTCCATACCTCCATGAGCTGTACCAAACCTCTCCTTATAAGCTTCAGCATAAGAGTCAAAGTACTTACCATACCACTTTACAAACAAATCATGATCATCTTTGTTAAAACCATACTCATGATCTAAATGACCAGCAAGATCTGCTCGATAATCATTTTCTTTTCGTTTACGTCCTAACGTAGTTATATTCTCGCTCAATCCAAGAGGGGTTTTATAGTGACAAACTAACGGACCCCAATGGAAGAATTCATAATCAGTATTATCAGATTCAGTCATTAAAATCTCCATTGATTGTAATGATAATAACATAAATTAAAGGGGATAACAAGAAAAAGGCGCAAGGGTGGCGTATCGAGATGTGGAACTACGTTCCCCTGTTAGCTCCCTACGGTCGCACAACTATCGAAAAGCCTGTGCCGCGCTGTGTCGCAGCGTTATTATCGAACCAAGCTATGCCGCAATAATAGCATACCTGCAGAGCTAGTGCAATCTATAATTTTTTACACTTGATGAACCTTTGAGGCGTAGCCTCGCTAAGATTGTCTGGAAGTGTAATTTCATGCACAATTTGTATGCTAAGATGTGCGCACCGATCAATAGCCTGCTGAGTTTCCTGCCAGCCTGACTTATGATACTCTTCTGGCCAAGCTTCTCCATAGTATAAAGATGTAGGAGTAGAAATTCTAGGATAAGGAAGAAGCTGTTCTCTAAAAATCCAAGTATCTGCTGCTATCCAAGGAACCATTCTATCTAAAAAAGCAGCTGGATCTTCTAGAATTGCTACGTTTTGAAGTACTCCACCTAAATATACAGTATCTACTTCTGGAACATGATGAGGTGAGCACCAAGCAAGATTTGGTCGGTTATAAGATTCTATAACCTCTTGACATCTTGAACCAATATCCCAACACCAAATATGCTTGGCAACATGGCTCATCAACCAACTCATCTCTCCATCTCTGCATCCTAAGTCAAAAATAGTTGATTTAATGAAAGACTCAGGCCACCACTTAACTAATTGATTAAGTTGTTTAGATCGCCCTAAACAATGATGAGTTCTAAGACGACTAGGAGTTTTCATCTGCAATCAACTAACAAGGTATAAAATCCAAGATCATGATGTAAAATAGAGGTTGGTCGATTCAATCTGTTAATATACTCTTCAACTGTGTGGAGATGCATTATACCTTCTAAACTCTTCTTCTTTTCTTCAATTTCTTCTCTAGTGCAACCTTGAGCCAGCTTCCAGTTGTCATACTCTGATTGTCTAGCGAGAGACTCTGTAGTTTTATCTGATAGAATAAGATAGTCAGAATGTTCGACTAGTGTTGATAAAATTTCCCACTTGTCTTTGCAAAAATGAAGAGTCCAATTAGAAAGCGTTAAAGAGTACTGTTGGTTGATCGTTTGAGTAGAATAATGAACAAATCCCTCATCCCAAGCTTGATACATTTGTGGAGCGCAATCTACTCCCCAAAGCGAAGTAAACCCTCTTTTTTGAAACTTGCGAAGAGTACAGCCAGTAGCACACCCAAAATCTAAAATAGGATCTGTAAAGGCTAACTTGTCTGCAAAACTTAAACAAGCGTCAATAGTTTTAGCATAAAGTGGGATATGTTTAGAAACGTGTTCATCATAATAGGTGCTCACATCAGCATTAAAATCCCAAGGATGAGGAAAACTCATTACTCTAGGTAAGTTTCAACCATTTCAATGATATCATGGTACTTAGACATTTCAATAACTTCCATTTCCATAGCTTCAAAAACGTCTTGATGCTCTCCGATTCCTGCTGGATTTGCAAGGTAAACTTCTACATTCATTTGATGCTTTGCGATCTGTCCCTCAGAGTGGGCTACTAGTGCTTTAAGCATTTGTTCTCTATCTAACATTTTTTCTCCTTATAAGATATTCCCATATTGTAAGCAAGTACTCACAGTATTGTGGGTAGTTTGCGTAAAGTTTAAGTCGTGTTTCTAGATATTCTTTAGTCATTATAGATCTTTTAACCCCTCTAGCCAAGCTTTAGTTTGTTTTATGCGGCTTAATAGATTGTTATAATTATGTTCTACAATAGGTTCGCACTCGCGTAAAAAGCTATCCCACTGAGCGTCAGTCTTTGTTCTCAAATTTTCTAACTCGTTTAGAACTACTTTACATCTGTCTCTTGTTTCATAGGTATCAAAAGATTCGTTAATCAGTGGGTGAAAAGTTTTATATCCTAGACTAAGAAGAACTTTGTAAGAATAACGATTACCCATTAAAATGAAAGGTTTTTTAGATCTAAAATTTCTGTAAGTCTTTTCAGTGATAAAAGGGTATTCAATTTCATCATTATCTACATAACCTTCTAACACAACGTTAAAATCATTTTCATAAAGTGCTTGTGGCATGTGTACAAAAGTAGAAGAGCTCTCAGTTGAACCATAAGTGTCGTTTGAGCTGTCTAAAAAACTAGTAGGATGAGTTTTGGCATATTTAGCAAAAACCTGGGCTACAGGATAATCCATGTGGTTATTGAGAAGTAAAAATCTTTTGCGTGGGTAGTGACACTCTGGATCAAACCCACAACTACAAAGACACGGTCCATAAGACTTTTGAATTTGCTGAACATAGCAGCCCATCTCTAAAAAACTAGGATGGCAAAATACTTGCTTATTATCAGTAAAATGAGGAGAGGTAATATTTAATAAGATTCTATCGTTTGGGAATTGAGAAGAATCTGAAAGTGCTTCAATGAGAGGAATAAAGTCACGTTGAGTAATAGGTTCTGAGTATAAATCAATAATAATCCAACCTCTTTTTTCTCTTAACCCTTGAATCACACTATCAGAAACATATGACCAAAAACCAAAAGGATTACTATTCATAACTAAGAGTCTACATTGAATATAGGGATCTGCCATTACAATAGGATAAATAAATGAATCTAAACCATCTGCTGAGGTATGAAAAGTAAGATTGTCATAAAGGTGAAAAAAGAAAGGTAGTGGCTTGTTATGTCGAAAACTAAAAGATACTTCATATACTTTTTGAGGAAACCAGACGTTTCCATGAGGTAAGTTGTCGTGAACAATGTTTAACATATTTTAGCTTTTTCGTTTAAGATCCAAAGTTACACAATGAAATCCTCCAGCTAAAAGTCTATCATGTCTTAATTCGAGAGGAATAGTTTCAATACCAAAGCGTTTAAGTTTGTCATGAATTTCAGTTTGTTTTTTATCGACAATAGCAAGATTTTCATTTACGCTAAGTAAGTTCATACCAATCCACTCACTTGCTCCCCAAGGAAGACCGAGTGGAGCTTCAGCTGACCCTACACACTCATAGACCCATATTTTGTCCCAATTTTTAAATACTTCAGGTTCGTTTTGAGGAGTCACTCTTGTTGCGTTATACAGTACAAGACCCTCTCTCATAGGAACAATAGTACTATCAAGATGAGCATACGAGTAAAGGTCTTTTGCTACGTGTACTTTATAAGAATCTCCGAGAACACGTTGTAACCATTTAGCTCCATTCTCATTGCCTGTGTTTGATACTTGATATAGTATGTCATCATTCATACGGACACAGTTAGCTGCTTCAAAAAGTATTTCTTCGTTGTGTAATGAAGGTACACCTTTAGTATCTTCTTTATAGTTTTCATCATAAAGCATTGGAACAGGTGCTTTTATCCAATTATATCCTTCATTCCATAGCTTAGTAAAAACGTCTCTATAACCCCAAGTCTCAAATTGACGATTCCAAATTGGTGACGGAGTTTCTATAAGTGTGTCGCCTATTACAAGAGTCAAATCTCTTGGACTATAGTAGTGCCAATTTTTCCCATACCATGTTGGAGATTTAGTTTCAGCGGTAGCATACGAGGTATCAGGACGATGAACTACGACTCCTAATTTATTAAGTACGTCTGCAAGTTTGTCTAAGTCTTCGTTTTGTTCTTCTATGATTTGATCGGGGTAAAATCCTGTGAACTCTTTAATAAAGCTTTCTTCATACTCAGGAAATTGAGATTTCATTAAGCTGATGTTAGGAACAGGGATATTTGCGTAATCAGCAGTTCCAACAATAATTTCTTCTAGGGGATCCCAGTCATTATTACATGTCAAAAGTCATTCTCCCATCCCACACCCTAGAGAAACACAGTCTGTTTGTAGCCGCTCCACGACTGTATTCTGGATAAACATTATTTTCATCTATTCCAAAGTATACGCAAGAGCTTTTCTTTAATCCTAGTTTTTTACACATATCAAATTGAGAGTCTAAATACTTTTTGTAGATATAAGTGGGTTCAAACTCTTGCATCATTTTCAATCCTAAGTACACACTGCACATATTGATATAGTTATAGTCTTGTTCATTGATAACATATAGTGGGTCTTCAAAAAAGTTTTTCTGTAGTCTAATTCCTACTCTATGGTTCTCAAGAGGAAAAACTTTCGATAAGGAGGATACTACATACTCAATACACGGATGAGTTAAATCAACTGTAAAATCAATAGCTAGGTTTATATAAGCAAGATCTAACATTACAGGTATTCTTTTTACATCACATATGTATAGTATCTCATCTAGTTTGGGGTATAATTCACAACTATCTGCAAAAGGCACACTGAGCACTAATACATCTCCAGATGCTAATTCTTCTTCATCTAGCCAGGCAAAGCTACTCTGATAGTACATATTTTTTGTCATTTGATGAAAAAAGTATTCACCTTTAGCAAGACGTAATCTTTTATCTCGATAACGTAGGTAGAAGTGTAAAAAAGATTCTGTAGTTCCTTGTGTGAAACAAGAATGGGTGTAAAGGTCAAGACCAATTAAGTTGTGAGGTTGTCCAAGAAAATATTTGAATTCATCGAAGTAATCAAGCTTAGTAGTTTCAAAATCTATATCAGATTCACGATAGTTTTGTAAAAGTACATTCTTATAGTTACAAGTGATAGGATCGTGGATGCTGTAAGCTCCACCAAAGATTTTATTTTTGTTGTTAGGCAGTCCTGTATGTATTGTCATTCAAAAACCCCGAAACTTGAAGTGAATAACGATCTTCTAGACCCGCATTTGCTGCTAAGTGAAGAACGGCGGAATCCCACATGTACCCAGTATTTGCTTTCCAATGTGTAACTACGGTGTCATCAAACTGGAGAAAGTGTCCTGCCTTCCAATCTAATAACTGTATGTTAGCCCTCACTTTTACTCTTTCCTCGTTTGGAAATTTCTTGTTAATTTGATAAAAAGTATCACGATGCATAGGATTAGTCATCCCAGGCGGTTGTTTAATTATTGATACAGTAATTGCCTCTATTTCTAATTGATTGCCTAAATTTGTAAAGTCAATCTCGCTGTTATCAAAGAATTTCTGATAAAACATAGTATTATGATGAGTTAATGACTTAGGAAACCCACCAACTTTATCGTGAATATCTTTGAGTTCTACTTGTTGATGCCCTAAACAGTCATGCTCAAACTGCTCCCACTCAATGTCGTAGATAAAATCAAAGTTGTAATCTATAGAAACTTCTTTAAGAAACATAATTCTTCCTTTATTTGGAGCGGGTACGGAGACTCGAACTCCGATCCTCAGCTTGGAAGGCTGTAATAATCGCCATTATACTATACCCGCTTATTCGTTTAATGCTATACACCAGTTTTCTGCTGCATCTTCTGCGTAACGTAGTGAATGTACTGTCCCATCAGAAACCATTGGACGACACTCTATTAGCTGTCCTCCAATAATCATGTTTACGTGCCAGACATCATTCTTTGAAAATATCTCAGCTCGTCTAGTCCTATCTTCACTCATCATTACTTGTTTAATTTCATTCATTATAAATCCTATCGTTTAAGAAATTTAATCTAGTCGCATTTTTTCTTGCCAGCACACTCTTTAGGATAACAATGCACTCGCATAGAAAAATAATCATTATCATAACTTGCTGCCCATTTGCCGTCTTGTAGCATATATTCACATTGCTTTTCAGTCATAGTTTCTTGTAAAGCAAGTTGACCAATATAATGATCACTACCTGCAGCGTCCATACCCCACATACTTATAATCAATACCCATTCTTTCACTTATAATTCCTTAATGTAAATTGGCAGGGGCGCAAGGAATTGAACCCTGTCCCGCTGGGTTGGAGCCAGCTGTGCTGCCGTAACACTTCGCCCCTGTAAGTTCAACATTCATTTTTCTAAGTAGTATTGTAAACCGAGACTGCCAAAAGATCCAGCCCCAACTGTCTTCTTCACAACGGTCACGAGCCATAAGACAGTTGTCTAAACGTGCTTCATACAGTTGAATCATCCGGCTGTCCAAAACTTCCACCACTTTTTCTTAGGAGTTGTATCCATATCTGCATGAATATGGTCTGGATTAAAGTTCTTAGTCTGATAGTAGGCTAGAGCTGCTTTTGCTAAAGCACATTGAATAGGTGTATCAGCACACTTTGAGTATGCAGATAAATTTAAGAGATCTTTTTCAGTCAAGCTACTACCCCAGTGATCAATTAAAGAGTGTGCCTTGTCTTTTACATCCACACATAATTCAACAGCATCAATCTCTAACTCTTCCCAAAACGTATTTCCTATCATTTAATTATAATCCTTAAAAACATCATTGTTCAAGTAGTATAAACATAAAGAGACAATTTGACAAGTATGCACTTGCTGTACCTAGCTAGCTTGGTGCTCTAAAGGTTTATTATTTTGCGATAAAAAGTTCCAACGATTTGCGACAAGTTGTTGTGAAAGCGACGAATACCCATCTATAACTTTATGTCTATTAGCTTGTGCTTCTAGTATATAAGTAGAAAGATAGGGCAGCGAATGTGTATCACAAAACTCTTTAATACATAATGCTAAAGTTTCATTCCAAGAAGTATTATCTATAATTGCTTGATTTGCATCTAAATCTGTAGTGCCAACTCCTCCTCCCCACAACTCATAACTTAACCCATCAGACAAATGATTTTCCCATCTTGAAAGCCACGGAGTAAGGGGGTTGTCGTGTGTTCTAAACCATTTATAACACCAATCATACCACTTTTGTGTATTAAATTGTTTTGCTACTAAATCAGTCCAATAGTAAGTTTCTAAAAACACAGTGAGCCAACCCCAAAGTATCATTTCACCCCAATCTTGAGTATTGTAGGAAGAGGTGGCAACCACAAGTTCTTCCCATTCGTCTATACCATGTGAAGACCACGAGCTTTTAAAAGTAACACACTCGATTGACCAGTGAGAGCGATATTCGGAAGTGCTCATCTCAGAGTTAGGTAGTAATGTAAGCGGATTAGATATAATTTTAATATCGTCATCAATCAACTGACACACTCCTTGTTTATAAGATGTAAGAGTCTCACCTGGTAGTCCAACAATTAGTTCCGTTGAAACACTCACACTACGGTCTTCAATGAGTTGTGAAAACTTACTACCATCAATGTTTCTGCGTTTGATATTACTTAAAGTTTGAACATCCAAGGTTTGAAGGCTCATCACAAATTTACGTAGCATACCAGCCTGCATCAGTAGTTTAGCAGTTTCAATAGTTTCCGGTTTAGTGTTTTTAGTCCAAGAAGTATCAAAGTATTTTGGAAACCCATACTTTTGTTTAATTTTGATTGCCCATTGTGCTATCTCAAGATCACGATCTGGAAAGATACCAAAGTTTGCATCAGCTAAACTAAGCATTTCTATTTGATTTTTACCCAACCAAGTTATCTCTTGTTTAATACGTTCTAAATCAAAACAATGAATCTTAGAAAAGGTAAGCCCTCCCCAATCACAAAAGGTACATTTAAAAGGACAACCACGGTTAGTTTCAAGTAGCGCATTGATGATTACTCTCTGATCTCTTGCTTCTGCAAGCACTGAATCAAATACGCCAGATAGATAAGGTGAGGGAATTGTGTCAAGGGATTTAGTACGGTTACTAGGAATTGATATATGAGACTTACAAGGACCTTTTAGTAGAGTCTCTAAAAGATTTGCAAAACTCTGCTCACCCTCAGTATGAATTAAATAATCAACCCAAGGATGAGTAGTAAAGAAGTCTGCATCTGCGTCAGGAACCCCAGGACCCCCAAACACGATTATACAGTCTGGGTATCTAGTTTTGACAGCTTTTGCAAGTTGCAAGTTATAGTTAGCATTCCATACATAACTAGAAAAACCAAATACAGCAGGATTATCGAGTGAGTTTACTAAATCATCAATTGGGAGCTTTTTCCACAACAGCGGTTTTAAATCATAGTTTTTTGAAATTAGAGGTATAGATTGAGCATAAGACCGAATAAGTCCTACAGAGTAAGGAAAAAAGTAGTAAGTATCAAGCGAGACAGTAGAAAACTGTGCTAAATACACATTTTTCATAAAATATCATTTTTGTCTATCCAAGTAATTTGCATGATCAAGTAATCTTCAAGTGAGAAATTACCTACTCCGTGCCAGATATTTTCTCTGAAAGTGTAACAATCACCTTTTTCCCAATTTACTGCGATAGCGTCTTCTACTTGAAATAACTGGCCTGGACTCCAATTATTTAAGTTTATTATAGTTCTTCTAATTGAATTTTTATTTCTATTTTTTATATCAAATTTGTTAAGGAAAGAATAGTAAAAATCCCTATGCCACCAAAGGTTATACCCTGCAGGTAGTTTTAAATAAGATACATAGTAGTAATGATTGGGGAAGAAATTATCTAAATCTAAAGACACGTTAAAAACAGCATAATGCTTACTTGATTCAGGATTCATACCTTTTGAAAGATATAGCTGCTCTTGTTTTATGTTTTCATTTGATCCTTTGTAATCAAACAAAACCCCTGTTTCATTAGCGGCTAATAAGTAAGCTTCTTCCCACAATAAATTATCTGTATTAAGATTAGTATTAATAGTAAAATCTGTATCAATTAAACCTTCACTACCATAAATCATTCCCAATAATACTTTCCTTTTTTCTTGACAGCAAAAGTCCTATAATACTCAACCTTGTTTATATCTTCTGAGTCTCGAAGAACCTGTAATTCATTTGCAAAGATAATTTTTTTCTTATTTTTTACTGCTTTTTGAAGTATTGTACTTCTTCGTTCCTTATCATCAGGTAGGCTGAATATACTAAGCATAAGTATTGTGCCTATGTAATCATGCTCCATTAGGCTCTCTAAGTAAGGCAGCCATGCAAAATGATCGTTTTCTTCTAATTTGAAACTATACTTAATTTGGTTTTGGTCACAGTATTTTTTAATTATATCATTTTGGTGTATTTTAACAATGTTTTTATCATAGTCGGAATTACATGATAGGTAAATAATACTTTGACGAGAATCGTTCTTTAAAATAGTTGTAAAAAAGTCGTCTTTTTTTCTAAAAAATCCTCCAGGAATCCTACGTCCACACTCTTCATCTTTTAATAGAATATGCCAATCAATAGCCATTCTAGTGCTATCAGTGACATTATTAACATTTCCGTGTATTATTTCTTGATGAAAAAGATGAGCAGACCCAACATCATATTTTATAGGATAAGCATTCTGTAAACACAGTCTTTCCCACTCTTCAAATGTTATTTTATTTTTGAGAGCAAAAGATGTAATTTTTTTACTATTCTCATGGTCAACAACGTACATAGAATTACTATCAAATGTTTTTGTTAAAGGCATCCAGATAGTTCCTTGCCCCCGACCATTATCATAGGTAATACCTTGATGAAAAGGTAAACGCCTACCTATTTCTTCTTGATTAGGAACAACGAAATTTAAAGTTGGATATCTTTTGACAAGAAAATCTGTGTCTCCAATTAACGGTTGGAGATATTCGGCAGCAAACAAATCAATCATAGTACTAAATTCGTAACTACTAAAAGATTTTTGAACCTTTTCACTAATTTTAAGTATTTGATTACCGCTAAGTCCGTGAGTATGAATTTTTGATAAATCATCTACATAGGGATAATCCTCTTGAATGATATCTAATACATACTTATCAAACGTGTATTTTTCCTTATCATATTCTAAAGAGTTGTTATTAAAATTATCAAGTAAATAATTATTCATCTTATTGATTTACAAACCTTTCATCCCATTGTGCTGTAAAGCTAGTGGCGTCTAACTTATTTTCAAACATCCATGTATCTTCGTAGGAGTTAGTATACTCGTTAACATCCCATTGATGTTTGAACATCTGAATTTTACAATAGTCTTTAGCTTTGCTTCTTAGATCTGAGTGAAGCCTAACTACATAGCCAGGCTTCCATTTTTGTTTGTACTCAAATATTTCAATAGGTGTCATTACACATCAGATTTTTTAAGTTCTTCAGATAAAGCAGACACACGCTTTTCCATCCAACCAATGGCAGTGCTGATATGTCCTGTATCTTGGGGTGCTAATTGTGACCTAGCATACTCAATTTCACGTAAAAGGTGAATAATTCGTTCGTATTTATCTCTGTCGTCTCTACCCATGCTAGTCGAGATCCATCTCATTGTGTTCTTGGATCAATTTATGCAAGGTGTCAGAGGTATTTACAAGAATTTTAATGTTCTTCCAATCATCGTCGTGTGTACGGCCAGAAGCTTCAAAAATCCATCCATTTTCAGCGCGTTCAATATTAATTTGTGGGTTTACTTTTGATAGTTTATCTAAGTGTGACATAGTTTATCCTATAGGGCAAGAGGTTGTAGAGTCGGTATAGTCATCACCAAAGAATGTTCTGGTGACTGTAGTGCGGTTAATTCGACCATCAAGTTCAGTATAAGTAATAAGTTCTTGCCTTATAAGACCTGAATGTGGCTGATCAAATATTTTATCGTATGGGTAATTTTCGTTTGTCATATAAATCTCCAATTTTGATTATAATAACAAATTAAAAAGGAAGGAGCAAGAGCGGAGCTAAATTAGTAGCTCCGCTAAGTAGATTAAAAGGTGATTTTAGCACCTATTACAGTTTCAGAGTGTTTAAACCCATCATCAAAATCATTATTCATGTAAAGAGTTACTCCATTGATTGCGTGATCAAAGTCTGCTTCGTATTTAGTAACATTGAAATTACCACTATCAATAGCAGTGTCTTCCATAGTAACCCCAAGGGAAGCAGGACCGAGATTTGTGGAAGCAAAAAGTGAATTTACTTCACTCTCTAAAGCACGTTCCGTTCCAACAGTAACTGAAGTAGCTGAAGATTCTTGAGCCACGGCAGGGGCAGAGATAAAAGCAACCATAGCAGCTGCAAAAATTATTTTAGTCATTTCGACTCCTTAATTATTATTATAGGTAGACAGCAAAGCCGTCTACCCTATTAGATTTTTGTTTTTTAATTTGAAAGATATTCACGAATCTTTTTAATAGTGTTTGGATTCATTAGTATCTCGTCCCATATCCGTTTATTTCGGCATTTAGCCTACGCTCTAGCTCTGATAGAGTGTAATTTGATTCACGATACTTTAGTGGCTGTCCCATGGGAGTACCAGGCCATCCACCTTTTTTTGCATCGCTAAAACGCATGCTAAAGATTGTTTTGAAAAAATTACTCATCGTAAACTCTCCTTAAAGTTTTATAATTTAACTCATTCAGAATCTGCACATCTGTCAGACCTGGGTACTCGTGTCTCATTAATCTAGCAAGTCTAGTGTTTGTTTCGATTTGACGAGATACGATAATAGCNTTATAAAAACTAATAAAGAAACCACCGATGAAGGAGGCTACCTTGTCGCANATACGGCAAGTATATCCCCACGTTTGGGCGATTGTTGTCATTGATTTCTCCTCGAAAAATTGTTTTATTTAATCTCAATTAAACGAGGACGCTGTTCTTCTGGAATTACTACTTTGAGATCTATCACAAGTAGTCCATCCTTAATTTCAGCTCCATGCACTTGAGTGTGCTCAGACAGACGAAACTGGCGTTTAAACTTCTTTGTACTAATTCCACGATGAATAAACTCTCTACCACGAGATTCATGTTCGCCTACAATGGTTAACACTCCCTCTTTAAGATTAGCAGATACTTCATCTTTTGAAAAACCAGCTACAGCGATTTCAATGGCAAGCTCATGTTCATTGTATTTTACAATGTTATGAGGTGGATAATGATCCATTGCATGTGTTGAAATTTGCTCTAGTTCTTTTAGAATATGATCGAAGCCGATAAAACCAGCATTACGAATAGCGAATTGTCCTGTCATTTTTTTCTCCTTTATAACAGCAAGAAATTTATAAGTCCCATAACGGCGACTTATGTAAATAGTATAATAAAATTATGGAGAAGAAGTCAAGTTTAAATTTACCAACGATAGAAGATATGGTTATCGATTGTAGTAGTTTTTGTAAGTGTTTTAGACCACTCAGGGGCTACATAATCAGCGTGATAGTGGGTTGCGCCTTCTGTTATATCTACAAACTTAATCTCAGGATTTAAAAGTAGTTCTGCTACAAGCCAAGCGTCGTGAATAGATTCATAATCGTAATGAGGAAATTTATCTGATTTACCGTCACAATACCAAGAAAATTGACACCGATCACGCCTTGGATAGTATACTCGCTCACTTTCTTGTAAGTCTGGTTGTATACGGGTCTTCCAAGATTCTTTGATCGGACCTTCATATACTACATCACAAATTGTATCTGGAAATCGAAGATCAATAACTCGATTGATAGTTACTAGTCCTACTGCTATTTGTCCAGCAAATGACTGATTTCGTGCTTCCCAGTAAATATTAGTAGCTAAACAAGTTAAACTATCTTCTTCAGCTTGGACGGGGGGCGCGCACAATGTCAGACTCAAGGCAGTTAGTACCATACTGAATCTCAATAATTGATAGTTCTTTGTCTGTTTCATTAACAAGTTGATGCCACCGATCTCTAAATAATGTGTGTGTTTGATGTTTACCTTTAGTAGTTTTGATAACATCGTCTCCAGCTGAGTCTGTAGAGAAGTATATTGTTGCAGTACCTTCTCTGACAAACCACACTTCACTTCTATATTGATGTTTTTGCCAAGAAAGAGATTTACCTGGATGAACAATAAGTTCTTTTACTTTAGTAGTAGAATTATAATTATTTAGAACTTTCCACTCACCCCAGTCTCGATCACAAGTCTCAATACGCCACTGATTAAGAAAGTCTGACGATGAGTTTAACTTTGATGAGCCTCCTAGAGTATCGTCAATAGCAATGCCCTGTTCGTTACAAAAACTAAACTCAGGATAGTTATCATTTGATCTATCACCGCCATTTCCAAAGGTAATATTAGCGTGAGAAAAAGCAACAGATTCTAATAACGCACAAGCAGAATCATCACTATCATCAAAATCCCATACCTCATCAACCCATTTAATAGATTTAAGTATTTTTTCACGAACAAGATATGGCATAAAAGGCTTGCCTTTCTTACGAGTCAGCCAATCATCAGAGTTAAGCCCTACAATAACATAGTCATACTTACGAGCAGCTGCTTCAAACATAGCAACATGCCCATCGTGTACAGGATCAAACCCCCCGGATAAAACTACTATTTCCATTAAAATTCCATTTGCCAGATAACTTCTGCGTTATCGTCAAAAACCAAACCCACAGGGCGTCCTCTAGATTCCCACTCATCTATCATACGGGAATGCTTACAGCTCCTAGTACGAGCAGGACAAGTACACCCTCTACTATTGAAGGCGTAGACATCAATTGGTAGACTTGATTCATTAAACTTTGCCACTTCTGGCGCATATTTACCTTTTCTAACATAATACTCGCTCATCCTTTTCTCCATATTTTCTATATAATACAATAAATGTAAGCAATATGCAAGGTAAAAAGAAAGACAGGTAAGTATATACTGTACCTGTCTTTCCGTCCCCTCTGTGTCTCTTTTGATCGAGACCTTTATAGAATATCAACTATGTTATTAATAAGCAAGATTAAAGTAACTTATTTTTTGTAATGTATGTCTTCAAAAAATCAGCAAACCACTCTTGAGCATCTTCGCCATAATGACCCCACTTAGCAAATAAGGAGTGTTTAAAACCGTTTAATTCTAACATCTTTGTGTAAGACTTTTCTTTTTCTAAAATGTGGGGAAATCTTTTGTGATTTATTTCATTCAAGTAATGGGGGAAGTTATCAGGAACAGTCATACTAGAGTTCCAAAAAAGATATTTAATATTATTTGCGATAAGTAGATTTTGTAATAATAAAACATTTGAATAAAACTTTATAGTGGATTGATGGTTATTTTGTCGTATAACCCATGTTTTATAAAAGGCAAAGGCAGATTGACTACACTGTGCTTTATATGTTTCTTCATTACCAACAACCATAGGCATCCAGCCATTATCCCAAAACCCAGGCTCTTCATCACTAGTTTGATAAAGTTCGGTTCTGTGGAGTCCGGGCCAGTTAATGGCTACGAAAATTTTTCTAGGATTGAATTTATGGGATTTTTTAAGTTTACTGATATATTCAAGTGTTGTTCGAACAACCCTATCGTCAGATGATCCAGAGATTGCTAAATTTACGTGTTTGAAAGCTAAGGAATCAGCTAGTTTTTTGGGCCAAGCCTTGTCATAACATTCACCTTGAAGCGATTCTTCAATCTCAGCCCCTGCTGTATGAGAACAACCGTTTGCAATTAATATCATATTTTGAGAGTAAAATCATCAAGAGAGGTGGCAGAATAACTATCAGTTTTAGCTGTTTCATCGTCAGTAGCTAATGCAGTATTTATTTTTGGTAGTAAAGCAGCGACTAAAGCATCATCGCTTAAATCCGTTGCTATACCGTCTTCAATTGCGTCAAATAAAACTTCAGTAGGATTAGGATATATTTCACCAAACCTTTGTAGGATAACTAAATAATTCTGAGTTGCAGTATTTGCATAGGTAGATGCGTCTCCACCAGTACCTGTAACACTTGCTCCTGTAATTTCTCCACTACCACCTACAGTAGCAATAGTAACTGTTGCATCATTAGTTGGACTAGTACCTCCTAAGTCTGTACCTGCTACCAAAAGTGTTTCGTTTTGTGTGTATCCTGAACCAGGAGGATTTGCAACTTCTACTGCATAGGTACTACCAGTAGTAAAAGAAATATTAATCTCTGCTCCAGTACCATCCGAGCTTGTAGTAAATGATTTAACATAAGTATACTTTGCTACTGCGTCTGCATTTTTTACGAAAGTGAAGTTATCCTGAGTGTGAATACTAGTAATGTAATAATTAGGTCCTACCCAAACATTTGCCATATCAACTCCTTAAATATTTTTTATACATAGGAAAAACCTCAAAAAAAGAAGTATTTCTATGAGAATCTAGTAATAAGTTATAGTCTATCATTTCAGATCTAATTTTTTCAAGACTATATACATACTGCTTATTTCTTTCCCTATTGTAACTGGTTTTAACAGGTGTGTCTATAAAATTTTTAAAAATTTTGAGTAACTCAGGGTAATCTTGATATAAAGTTTCAAGCTCTTTCTTGTCTTCGTCATACAAAATTTGAGGATTACAATATTCTGGTAAGTAACAGGGTGAATATACTATATCTATACCAAACTTTCTAAATTTTTCAATCTCAGGTAACGTCCACACACTGTACACATTTATTACACAATTAATAGCAGATATGTGCTTGAAGGCTAGTTTAAAATTATTCTTAAAAGTATCTAGATCAAACCCTGTTCTAGAATACTCAACAGCTGGACCCCAACCGTCTATACTAGCTTCTAAACTTACTCGTCTAAACTTACTCCATAAAGCAAGCAAATCGTGGTTTTTATAAGTAAAATTTGAAAGATTAGTAGAATAAGATAAATCAACATCAGTTAAGTTATTTTTAATTAAAAAGTCTAATAACTGATAGTGAGAATCTGTGATAAGAGGCTCGCCCCCTGAAATACTTATAAGATTAAGGTTTTTCTTAGTAATTTGATCTTTCAATAAAGGAAACAAATAATCAGTATTTTTTAAAGTATCTTTTATAACCTGGTTGTCTAAATATCTAAACCATTTATGTTTTTTATTTTCTTGTACCCAAGTAGAAGAAAAAGACGGATTGCACATACGACATTTAAAATTACAAACATTACTTAACCTAAGATGTATTGAACTAATACCNTCAGGTCTTTTGGTCTTGATTCTATGAGTTTTAAGACCAGACTTTTCGTTTTTCCAACACCACTCACAATTTTTGTGCTGAACACCCGACTGTAAACTAGTTTTAAGATCTTTTAACTCTTTTCCTGAAACATACTCTTTTAAATTACCACCCATGGGAAAGCGGTTTGAAGGCATAACACAACAAGGAGTAACGCTTCCGTCCTCCTCGATATGCAATTCAGTCCATGGTCTATCACAATAAGTGTTAATTAGAAGCTGCCCTTCCGAAAAGCCTTGCTAGAGAATCGTCTGTGATTAGTTTAAACTTACCAGTCTCAATCTGTTCTTTAATTTTATCATATTCAGCTTTAAGTTCAACCTGGTCTTCAAGCTGTGGGTTTAAAAATTCTTTCCGTAATCTACGATAAAAGTTTTTCCAGACAGTGCCATGTGGTTTACAACGAAAACCGTTAACACGATACGAATAGTACTGAAGTGCGTGTGCTATCTCATGGAGTAGGGTTAGCTCTAAATTATGAAACTTAGTCCTAGTATAAATACCACCAATCAATGGGTCTAAATCAAAACTTTTGTATTCATAAACACGCTGGATATCTCCAGTATCGTTTTTACAAGCACGGTACATAGCCATATTGATTCCAGGACCATCAGCGTACATTCCCCCGCGAGAACAAGAGCGACTAGGACTCCAATCAAGATTGATATGAGCAACATTAAATTTAGGATAAATATTATCCTGACACCATTTGTTTACAGTGCGAATATAGTCATTTGCATATTTAGTATATACTGCTTGTTCTTGTTGTGTAAATCGTTTCATGATACGGTTCTCCATGCTGTTAAATTTTTAATGTCGTTCAAATAAGCTAAGTTTAAAATGGTAACGTATCCTAAAACGGTTGCTCCACTTTGTTTTACAAGAGTATCTGCAGCTTGGATGCTTCCGCCTGTAGCAATCAAATCATCAACTAGAAGAACACGACTTACATGCCCAAGTATACCTTGTTGCAATATTAAAGTATCATGACCATATTCAAGATCATAAGACTGTGTAAAAATATCTCCAGGATACTTTGCTCCGTCCTTACGAATCATAGTAAAGGGAATTCTAAGTGCGTGAGCAAGGGCAGACCCTGCAACAAAACCACGACTTTCAATACCTACTATGTTAGTAATATATGAATAATCTCTAGTACACATATTTGCTAAATCATCTACACAAGTAGCCCAGCACGGACTACTGAATAAGCTATTGAGATCATAAAAGTTTACACCAACATGTGGATAGTCTGGCACTGTTCTTATCAAATCAATCATCTTCTTTTTCCTGTTGCTGCATCATTAGCTTCAGCACTTGAAAGCACAACTAAATTACCTTTATTATATGCTTGCCCGACATGAATACCTGACCCAGAGTACTTGTGCTTGCCCTTGACAAAACCATTACCTACTCTGTCAGATGTCGGAGCAGTTTCTATGTCAGATTTATAACAAGGCATTTTGATATGAGATTTATTTTTGGTTCTTATTTGAGAGGGATGAACACCACGCTTCATTAACCAGCGCTCATGGTATTCAAGTTTTTGAGCTTTGTTCATATGGCAATCTCCTTATTTGTTATATATTAACAAATGATAAAGGAAAGTTTGCGGGTTGCTTCCATACCCAACTGTTAGCTGCGTAGAGGTTGTGAATAGCTTCCATTAAAGAAGCACAACCCAAACGATCAATATCCCCCATTCTAAGTTGAACTTCAATAATACTAGTGCCAATTACTTCAATATTTACGCAGCCAGTATAGTCCCATAACTGCTCTTGTGCCCAACTCCAAGCTATTCTTACTGCATCTTCTACGGCATGGTTATATAAGTCATCATTAATTAGATACCAATGATCAAAAGATCCGTGTTGAAGTTTCTCCCCAAAGAAAATAAACTTTTCTACAACACTACCATTACACATAATAAGATCAATA